CGTTCTGGGGCAGCTTTGCAACAGAAAGAAGATTGGGAAGCATACCAAGATGAATTAGCTGCTGCTGCTAAAAAGAGAAAAAAGGGTGGATTTTGGAGTGGACTTGCTAATATGGGTATTGCTAAACTTCTTCCAATGTTAATTCCAGGAGTGGGTGCTGGTGCTGGGCTTATGTCACTATTAGGTGTAGGTGCTGCTAGGGCTGCAACTCAATTCGGTCTTGGTGAGGCTGTTCGTAGTATGACTGGTGCTGATACTAGGGCTGGAGCATTTAAAGGTACATCTACTGGCCCTTATGGAAGAAAGGGAGCAGCACAATATAAAAGACAAGCTGATATGATAAGTAAAAGTATAGGAGATGAACTTGCTGCTGGTAAGCGTGGAAGAGGATTCATGGCACTTGCTTCTTCAGCTCTTGCTGACAAAGAGGGATGGGGAGATTTGGTCTCAGGTTTAGGTAAGAAAGGCGTAGATGTTGCTGCTTTGGCTGAGAGTGGAGAAGCATTAACTTCAGCAATCCCAGCTGGATTAGAAGCTAGTGAGAAGGCTGCGTTGGCTGACACATTTGGTGCAACAGGTCAATCTTCAATTGGTCAATTTGCTCAAGCTATTGATGAGTCTGGTCTACCAGTGTCTGGTCCAGTAAAAGGTAGAACGATGGGTGAGCTTCTTACAAGTGGAGGAGTATCTCCAGAGATAACATCTGAAGGAGTAGAAGATATATTGTCAATGAAATTACCTGATATTACGGAGGCTGATTTCGATTTCGGTGGAGATGCTCCAAATATATTTAGACCAGCAGATTCTCAGCCTTCAATAGCATCAGTAATGCAAACAACTCCTTCATCTTCAAGGAAAATGTCAACAATGGGAAGAACGCTTAGTGATTATGGTGACTTTAATCTACCATCTACAGGTAATCCGCTTGATACTATGAATATTTTGCAAGGTGTTGGTCAACAATATAAACCTGAATCTATAATGAGTAAATTATTTCCTTCTTTAAAGGCTACACAAAATCCAATGATGAAAAATCTTTTACAACAATATTTACAGAGAGGTAAACAATAATGCCAAACCCATCAATATATGATATACTAAATTGGCAACAGAATTGGAAGTCAGGTGCAGACCAGCTTACAGGTAGAGGTAGTGGT